TGTTCTTTAACAAACATACCGTTTGCTAGTGTGTTTACTGATTTTTGCATGATTTAATTATTTAATGTTAATAGTTTATGTTAATAATAACAGGTAGCAGCTGGTTTAATTTCAAGCATTATTGCTCTAGATGTCACATCCCTCAGTGCTGGGGCATCTCTACTGTTCGTCACTAGTTCTAGAAGGTTATCACTAACCACTAGGCTTATTGTTACACCTGTTATTAATATTTATTGTTAAGTTGAAAAAATGGAATGCCTAAAATGGCACTCCAAATTGTTCATGTTCTGTTTGAAAGCAAGTAGACCAGTCAATGTATGGCATATCATTAAGCCACATATCTATCACTGCTTGTTCTTTAGCACGTTGTTCTATTACGTGTAAAGGTGTTATGTCGTATGATGTGTAAGATTTTACATCATCTATACTGTGTACAGTTTGACACTGTGTACATTCTGCCAATCTTTGTGACAGAATAAATGCATGTTCATTGCCACATGAACACTTGATTCCTATTGTTTCCATAGTTGTTTTGATTTAAGTTAATATTATTATCTATTATTAAGTTGAAAAAAAGAGGAGCCGCTAGGCTCCGATTATTAAAATGGTAAGTCGTCTTGATCTGAGTTTAAACTTTTAATTATATTGTTTTTTACAGTTAATATTTCATCTATTAACTCAATCATTGTCTCACCTTCATATTTCCAGCCTTCATGATAAGACAATACAACTTCTGCTATTTCATTGTATGATGTAGCTTCAACTTCTTTGTGAGCTAATCTTTCTGCAACATACAATATTAAATTTTGAGCGTCTTCATTGTGGTTGTGTAGTTTTTTGTTAGGCATAATATAAATTTTTTGGTTAATATCTATAATAAAGTTGAAAAAATTAGTCAGCTAAATATATATAGTGAATAATTATTTGATAAAAAAATGTGTACGATACTTGACAATGTAAAATAAATTGTATAACTTCGCACACTCATTAGTAGTTAATTGATGTAATCAGCTAAATATAATTAGAAGTATACTTTATATTAATTATAAATGATAATAAAACAATAACTGATTGATTATCAATAACTTAAGTAGTTTACTAGCTATAATATAGTAATTATTAGTGTAATATTAGGGGTTTTAGACTACATCTTATTGTCGCATATATACGCAATATTTAGTATTTATTGTCAATAATATAAAAAAAAGGAGACTATTTGTCTCCCTTCTTAGATTTAGGCATAGCATTCTGTATAGATTCTGCAGTTTCTGGGCTATACTTTTTAATCATAACCCATACAAATACAATTAATGCAACGTATAGGAATAGTTTTGCAAATGCTAGTAGTACTGTTAGTACAATGAATAGTGTGTCCATAATAAATAGTTTAAGATTAATAATTAGTTTAGTTGTTCACTATAAAGATAAGATGCGTACAAGAATAAAGTAAGCAAAATTAGATTAGTGATAGATAAGATGATGATAGTAGTAAGCATAATAAATAGTTTAAGTTAATAAATATACTGTCAATAAAAAAGTCTGTAAAAAAAATAGAAAAGTAAAAAAAGGGGTACGGTAGTAAAAAAATAGAGAGGCGAGGGGGGTAGTAAGCATATAGCCTCCCTTTCTCACAAACATAAAATATTTTTTTTATCTTTGTAAATAAATAAAAAATTATACTATGGCCGCTATAAACATGCCACCTTATGCTGATCCTGCAAACGTAATGGTTTACGGAGGATCACCACCTGATACAGATATCAACACACCAGTCAACCAATTTGGTTTTCCAATAACAGTAAACACTCCAAACATAAATCCAATGCAAAACCTACGTGCTAATATAGATAGTAACGTAAGTAATACTATGGGAGGATTAAATATATTATCAGCCATAGATCAAAGGGCAAGAGGAGCTGCTGGAGCTGGTGGTTCAGAACCTTCTGCAGGAAATCAAGATCCAAACCCACTAATAAGGTTTAATCCTTTCTTAGGTAAAAACGTGACTAGTTTTAATAAAGGTGGGGTAATGCGACAAATAGATATGCTTGCTCCTTACATAAGTAATAGAATGATTAGACAATTTCCTATGATGGAAGAAGGAGGAAAAGCAAAAGGTAAAGGTATAGTAAATCCTTATACAGGTGTTCCTGAGTATTTTCTTGGTGGACTTTTTAGTTCTATTGCTGATGCTGTAAGTAATGTATTGGGTACTGCAGGTAATGTTGTTGTACCAGCAGCAAGTAGTGTCTTCAATACAGTAGGAAGTGTTGTAGATCCTGTATATTCAAATGTAGTAAATCCTGCTGTGAGTACAGTTGGAGGAACTTTAAACACAGCATTAAATACTGCTAGCTCTGCAGTGCCAAACATAATAGGTGGTGTGGGAGATGCAGTTAGTAATGTGGGTCAAGCAGTAGGTGATCTTGTTGTGCCGATAGCCCAACCAATTTTGAGTGGGTTACAAGATGCAGTAGATCCATTAGCTGACGCTGTAGGCCCTGTTTTAGATGCTACAGTTGGTACTGGTTTACAATTTGTGGACGACACTATACAAACTGGTCTTAATGCTGTAACAGATTTAGCAGGAGGTGCAGCAGATTTAATTCAAACTGCCACTGATCCATTTGGAGATTTATTACAATCACTATTATCAGGAAGGGGTGGTTCAGGAAGTTTTGATACTGGTGTTGCTGCAAGACAAATAGATACAAAGAGAGGGCCTGAAAGTAAAGAAAATCCAATATTTGCTAACGTACAACTTTCACCAGCAGTAAAACAAACTTTATCACAATTGCAAAAAAATCAAAAAACTAAATTACAAGAAGGTGATTTTGTTTCACCAAAAGACAATCCTTTTATTACACCTAACGTAGAGGAAGAATTAGATTATGCAGCTCAAGGTATGAAAATGCCTAACTACAATATGGGTGGTATTTTAAGTCAAAGAGCTAATGAAGCTATAGCATTAAATGAAATGTCAGCTTTGACTTCTAGAGCAATGAGAAATAGAGCAAATCAAATGAAAAAGGGCGGAAAGTTTAAACCTCACATGATGTATGATCCAAAAACAGGTAAAGCGTATAAAGCTAATAAAGTTGAAGATCATAACAGAATGAGCAAAAAGGGATATACACACACTAAGCCAAACAAGAAACGTAACTATACTAAAGGAGGACGTTTTTAATGGAAGAAGAAATTACGCTTGAAGAATTACTCCAGCTTATTATAGAAGATAAGGGAGGTACACCACAAGAATATAGAGATCTTATGGAGTACATAGCTTATCACGAAACTGGTCCTGTTGCACCAGGATTGCCAGATCAAAGAATGGACCCAAAAGCCAGACAGTACACCTATGACAAAAAACTAAAAAAATATGTGCAGGATGGTTTGGGTAGAGGATTGTTTATGTATGAGGCTGGAGAAGGAAAGAGTGGTAATTCAGCTGTTAATAGATTGTATAACTATTTAACTGAAACAAAAAATGTAGCTGCTCCTAAATGGGTAGAAAGTTTGCAAGGGTTAAATAAAAACGTAGATGTTAGTAAATTATCAGCTGATCAGCAAAAGATGTTGTTCTTAGCTGACCACAGGATGAGAGATAGATCTAACTTTTCTGAATTATGGGACGGAACAAAAGACAGACCTACTTGGTGGGCTGATTATCACTGGGCAGGAAATGCAGAAGATTATGATAAAAAAATACAAGCATTTACTATAAGCGAAAAAGCTTTAGATTCAACAAAAACATTAAAAGCAAAAGAAGAAGCCAATGAGATGAAAAAAAATATGGCACCTTATTTGTCAGAATCAAACAAAACAGATAATTTTATGGGTGTTAATACTTTTAAAAAAATAATGGACAGTTTACTAGGCCTTAGATCCTCTTTGGTAGACTCTTTACCAAAAAACAAATGAACGAACTAGACGAAAATATAGGTAAAATATACGTAAAAGACAACTTCTACTATTTAGAAAAGGTTTATTCTTGTTTAGCTAATATGATAGAAGAAGAGCCAAAGGTAAAAAGAAGAGCGCTAAGACACAACTTTCAAATTGTAAAAGTTAATTGGTCTATGGAAAAAAATCCATACTTTAATATTGAGCAAATATTAAATGAAACGGATAAAGAGGTGGACAAAAATAGATATAGGTTAAAATTTAAACTTGAATATAAAAAATAATGTATTTATTAAAGTTAAATAAAAAAGGCGATATATTTAAAGATGATGATGGCGTAACTGCCGTACCTGAGTTTTATACACTTATCCGTAAGGAAAAGTTCGGGCCTACGGCCCTCAAATGGGTTGCGCTAGTCTACGACTACGAAAGCCCATACAGGCATTACAGTGAAAGCGAGAGAATGAAAGCAGTGTCAAAAGACTTATACGATACATATACTTGGAAAGGGTGTAATGATGCAACACTAAAAGCAGCGGCAGATAAATATAATGAGTTACAGTTTGATCCACTTGATGAACAATTGATAGCTTTTAATAATAAAATTAATCAGTTTACAAACCTTATAGATAAAATGCACCTTGATGAAGAAAACGCAGAAATGCTACAAAAACTTATGATAGGTGTAGAAAAAATGTTAAAAACAAGACAAACACTACTAGACGCAATAGATAGAAGAGGAGAAAGAAAGAAGATAGTTGGAAATAAAGGGCTATCATTCTTAGAAAGAAGAAAAGAAATTAAGGAATTAAATTAAATAAATAGTTATGCCAAAAGATGCGTGTTATCACAAAGTAGTAGCCAGATATGGTCCAAAAACTTCAGCATATAGAAGTGGGGCTATGGCTAAATGTAGAAAGGTTGGTGCAGCCAACTGGGGAAACAAAAGTAAAAAGAAAGGGTCGTCAGGAATGAAATACAAAGCAGGAGGTAAGTTTGTATATTCTAAAGATAAATGCGGACGAGCAATATTCCAACACGATTAATATGGCTGTACGTAAAACAAAAAAAGGTTTAGCTCTTAAAAGATGGTTCAAAGAAGATTGGAGAACACCATCTGGTGAAAAAGACTATAGTAAAGGTGAAAACACCTTTAGACCTACAAAAAAAATATCAAAAGATACACCAAAAACTTGGTCACAACTATCAGCTGGCGAAAAACGTGCAGCTGCAAGAGAAAAAAACAAAAAAGGACGTGTAAGCAAGTATACGAAAGGAGGTAAATTTTATAAACAACACGATTAATTAAAAATTAGAAAAATGAAACACGGAAAAAAAATTATGAAACACGGTGGTAAAAAACAAGTAATGAAACACGGTGGTAAAAAACAAATGATGAAAAAAAGTGGTAAACTAAAGCCAGTTGACAAAAAAAAGAATCCAGGTTTAGCTAAATTACCAGCAGATGTTAGAAATAACATGGGCTTTATGATGTATGGAGGTAAAGTTAAAAAAGCACCAGGAGGAATGAAGATGAAAGATAAAATGATGAACTATGCTGGTGGTGGTAAAATGTTAAACGGTATGTCAATGCAAAAAGCTGAAAAAGGAATGAAGATGAGGTACGGAATGGGAGGAGCTTACAAGCAACTTGACTAATGGCAACACCTGCGTGGCAAAGAAAAGAAGGTAAAAGTCCGTCTGGCGGTTTAAATAAAAAAGGGGTAGCCTCATATAGAAAGGCAAACCCAGGAAGTAAATTAAAAACTGCAGTAACGACTAAACCTTCTAAATTAAAAAAGGGCTCAAAAGCTTCTAAGCGTAGAAAGTCTTTTTGTGCAAGAATGAAAGGAATGAAAAAGAGATTAACCTCAGCTAAAACAGCGAGAGATCCTAATTCAAGAATTAATAAATCTTTGCGTAAATGGAATTGTGCACATGGGTGTAAAATGCCAGCTAGACCAGCCTCAAGATCTTTTTATAGACAGTTAGATTAATGGCAAAACAACCAAAGTATACATTACAGTACTTATATGACCGTTATAAAAAAAAATACAAAGCGGTTGATATGAAAAAAGCAGATGAATACAATGAGTTGGCTATCAAGTTGCATGGTGTTGATTTAAGAGACAGATATCATGCGAGTCTAGAGGCAAAAGAAATAAAAGCTGGGCCTTATGGTCTTGGAAAAATGAAAAGAGTAAAATATGGGTAAAATTAAGTTTGATCCACAAAAATATAGACCTGTTCCTAATAACGGACATCCAGAACTGAATTCAGATTCTGTTGCCTATCAAGAATATTGGGCAAAAGAAACACAAAGGTGTATAGAGGGGTTCAAACCAAAGGGTATGAAAAAAATATCAGGCAAATATTATTTTTACCTTAATTATTACAAAATATTAGGGAACGATGGGACAACTGGTAACCGTAAAACATTAATACATCCTTGGTATAGAACCATGGACCACGAATATTTTGATACTATAGAGACTTGTAAGGCTGAAGGTAAAGGAATGATTGTAATAAAAGCCAGAGATAAGGGTTTTTCTTATATGAACTCTGGAGCCGTAGCACATGAGTATACTTTTTTTCCATTTAATGATGTTGGGGTAGCAGCAGGACTACAAGCAACGGCAGACGCTTTCTTTGACAAAACAAAAAAAGGTTTAAATGGTATACACCCTAATTTTAAACACTCTGTACTTAAAGATACTGATGGTATTATGCGTTCTGGATACAAACAGAAGAATAAAGATGGAAAATGGGAAATAGGAGGTTATCAATCTACCATTATATGCAGAACTATGGATAATCCAGAAGTATTTAAGGGTGAAAGGGTGTCGCTTATGGTATTTGAAGAAGCTGGAGAGTTTAAGAAGCTAAAAAATGCCTATATGTCATCCAAAGCATGCTTTATGGATGGTGATTTACAGTTTGGAGTACCTATTGTTGGTGGAACAGGTGGTGATATATCAAAAGCCAGTAAAGATTTTATGGATATGTACTATAGTGCTGACGCATACAATCTAATACCAGTATTTATACCAGCTTCCAAAGCATATTATGGATTTTTTGACATAAAAACAGGTAAAGAAGACCAGGAGGGTGCAAAACAAAAGTTAATATCTGACAGAGAAGATATACAAACCTCTGGTGATAATGAAGCTTACAACCTACATATACAAAACTACCCACTTACAATAGAAGAAGCGTTTTTAAATACGCACTCAGCAAGATTTGATATATCCTTATTAAACGCACAAAGATCAAGAATATTGTCAAGCAAAGATAATAGAAGTCAAATACAAAGAGGATATCTTGATTGGGAATTAGGTGTAGAAGCGCCAGTAGTAAAATGGAAACCACATCCAAATGGTCCTTATAAAATATTAGCGCATCCAGAGCCAGAATACAAAAATTTAGATATAGGAGGTATTGACTCTTACGATCAAGATAAGGCTGGAGCTTCAGAATCTTTGGGTAGTGCAATAATTTATCGTAGATTTGCAAATACCAACATGTCAAGCGATTACGTAGTTGCAGAATATACGGATAGACCAGAAAAAAAAGAAGATTTTTGGGATGGATGTCTGAAATTAGCAGTATATTACAACGCAAAAATGCTGGTAGAATATACAAAGATAGGTATCTTAGATTATTTTAAGCGTATGAATGCTTTAAAGTATTTGAAAGAAAAGCCAGAAAGCGCACACAATCCTGGAACAAAAACTAGGAATAGATATGGTGTGCATATGAACAAACAAGTAAAATCATTATTAGAAGATCTTATAGATGATTACTTGAGAGAAAGTGTAGAAGATATTTGGTTCTTAGACCTAATAGATGAGCTAGCTAACTATGGATTGCAAAATACAGACCGTGCCATGGCTTTTGGTTTGTGTTTAATACATAATATAGACAATTATAGAATGCAGGTAAAAGAAAAAGAAGAAGATATAATAGATATTGGATTAAGATATTATAAAATGGGGTATAATGGTTTACCTCAACAAATTAACTAGAAATGGAAAAAACGTACAAATCAATGCCATCAATGGTGGTAGCAGAAAAAGACAAAACCCAAGATTGGTGTAGGTCTGTTTTGCTTGCTGTCACACAATATATGGGACACGAGAGCGGTGAGTACCACTCTAATAGAACAAAAGATATTAGAAATTATCAAATATACAACGGACAGCTATCACAAGGCGATTATTCGTATATTACAGAGCAGTATGGTCTTACTTATCCTGCTAGATTGGTAAACTACCCAATAATAACTCCAAAAATTGATTTGTTAGTGGGTGAAGAGTTAAGAAGACCTATGGATATAAAAGTTACTACTGTAAATAAATCAGCAGTAATTAGAAAGCATGATCACAAGGTGGCTTTAATTATGAGAGATTTGCTAGGTGATTTTCATGCTGAAATGCAAGAAAAATTAAATATAGATGTATTAATGGAGGGTCAAGGAATGCCTGTACCTGAAGATATTGATACCTACATGAAATACAACTACCGTGAAATGGTAGAAGAAACAGCACAAGATGGTTTAGAGTATGTGACAAACAGATATAACCTCAAAGATGTAATGAAAGAAGGGTTTAGAGACCTTCTTGTAACTGGTAAGGAGTTTTACAAAGTTTCTATACAAAATGGAGATCCTTACGTAAGAAGAGTAGATCCAAGAAACATAGTATATGATGATTCATTTCATTCAGACTTCTTAGATGACGCAGGTTGGGTAGGTGAAGAAAGATATTTATCTGTAAATGAAATAAATGACGAATATAAAGATAGTCTAACCACAGATGATTTAATAGAGTTAGATAAAATGCGTAATTTATACGTAGGAGGCGATATGGATAACTACAATAGTAGTTTTGAATGGGTAGACGCGGCACATGGTAGAGATAATCGTATTAGAGTGGTAAGCTGCGAATGGAAATCTCTTCGTGCGCTAAGATTTAAGGTATCTGAAAATAAATACAACCCATCTAGACCTTTTAGAAAGTTAGTAAAAGACACTTATAGAAAAAGAAAGGGTGATGTTATAGAGACAAAATGGGTAGATGATATATGGGAGGCCACTATGATAGGTGGTAAGATATTAGTTAACGCTAGACGTAGAGACAATCAGGTAAGAAGCATAGATGATCCAGGAAAAACACCACTTTCATATGTAGGTTGTATATATGGTAATACTACAGGTAAATCAACATCTATGGTAGACTTACTTGACAATATACAAATGCTTTACAATATAGTGGTATACCAAATTGAACTTGCTATGGCAAGATCAGGTGGTAAGGCAGTTGTATATGATGTATCACAGCTACCGACTAATGTTGGTATGGATATGTCGCAAGTTTTATATCATTTAAAGACAGACGGTATAATACCTATTAATTCAAAAGATGAAGGTAATCAAATACAATCTTTTAATCAGTTTCAACAGATAGATTTTACACTATCACAATCTGTTCAGCAGTTAATAAACCTAAAAGTAATGCTAGAAGATATGGCAGGACAGATATCGGGAGTATCAAGGCAAAGAGAAGGGGCTGTAGGACAATATGAATACGTAGGTAATGTACAAAGAAGTGTTGTGCAAAGCGCAACTATTACAGAAAGTTGGTTTTATTCTCATTCTGAGTGCAAACAAAGAGTAATGGAAAGAATATGCAACCTTATGAAAATATGCTGGGCAGGAGGTAAAAAAGCTGGCATGATATTAGGAGATGGCGCATATAAATTTTTAAATGTAATGCCTAACATAGCTTTACAAGACTATGGCGTATATGTAGGTGATAGTGGTAAAGACGATTCAATGAAACAAGTAGTACAGCAATTGTCACAATCAGCTTTACAATCAGGAACTATTGATTTACTAGGTGTTATAAAAGTGTTAAAGGCTGATACAATGACTGAAGCTGAAAAAGTGTTAGAACAAGCAATGACTGAAATGCAAAAACAGCAACAAGCACAACAGCAACAAGCAATGCAAGTACAACAGGCAGCTGCACAAGCAAAACAATCCGAGTTTGAAGCCGAGGCGCAACTAAAACAAATGGACAACGAGGCTAAACTACAAGTTGCTCAAATAAGTGCGGATTCAAGAATGCAAGTTGCTAAAATACAAGCTGAGGCAAATAGAGATATAAGTGATACTAAACAAGAAAATGAAATTCGTAAAAAAGCAGCAGATGTATATATTGATAGACAAAATAAAGAGGAGGATATAAAAAGAGAAGATGATAAAAATATAACTGAAGGAGCAACTGCAGATGATCTGAAAAGAGCGGTGGAAAAGTTATAACAATAATTTTGTATATTTGCAAACCAGGGAGTATTAATTAAAATAAAATAAAAAATGTCAGAAGAATCAAAATTAGTAGATGATGTTGTAGAAACAACAGCTACAGAAACAACAGAGAGTAAAGATGCTTTTAATCCTTTAGCTTTTGCTGGAGATGAAATTTACAATCCAAAGTCAGAGGAAGGTAAAGCAACTGAAGAAGAAAAACAAGAAGATAAAACAGAGGCAAAAACAGAAAATACAGAAAACGAAGATCAAGATGGATTTTCTTGGGATAAAGTAGATGTAGAAAGTAAGGAAGAGTCACAAGAAGAAGAATACAACTGGGAAGGAGAAACAGAGGTAAAAAATGAAGAAAAACCAATTGAAGGAGATTTAGATTGGAATCGTTTTGGTAAAGAGTTAGGTATTGATACTGCATCAAAAGAAGATTTTATAAATGCAATAAATGCTTTACAAAATAATAATCAACCAGCACAAGAACCAGCAAGCGATCAGGTGGCGCAGCTTAAATCTTATTTAAACTTTACGGATAGAGATTTAGTAGCAGAAGAATTAAAGGCTGACGGTATTGAAGATGCAGAAATAGAAGAATCTTTAGATAAATTAGAAGATTCTGGTATGATGAAAATGAAAGCAAAAAGCATTAGACGTGTAATAAATAATGCTATAGATCAGCAAACTACTGCTGCGCAACAACAAGCACAGCAAACACAACAACAAAGAGAACAAGCTGCGGAGCAAGCAAAAAAACAATTAAAAGAGCAAATAAAAAACATGAACGAATTCATGGGCGGGAAAGTAACAAAAAAACAGAAAGAAGAGGTTTACAGATATGCTACTGGCGATCTAATGAAAGACATT